TCTGGAGACCATTCTTTCCAATCTGCGTCCTTGCAATAATCACCTTTAGCTTCGTTGAGTCGATAACCCCATGCAGCTAGTGAATGTGACCCGTACAGTTTGAGTGGCATACCATCCCAAGTCTTTTGTTTGTCGATCTCTATTAAGTTCGGGTGGTAAAGACGACTAAGCAGAAGAGTATCCAAGCAATCACCAACACGTCTAAACCAGGGATAAAACTTAGTGATGATGCTAAGATCATAATTAATAATGTTATGACCGATAACATAATCAGCGTCTTCGAGGTATTGGATACCGCGAACAATAGGTTCCGCCGCTGGTCTTTCTGTAGCTGATGTAAACGATTGATCATTAAAGACCATCGTTTTTTTAGTGTCGGTGTCGTAGATGCAAAGACAATGGATTTTAGTAGCATCATTAAGAAGCCCGTTTGTCTCCAGATCGAAGATCAGCATTTTTCCAGTGGTAAGTTTTGTCTACGAATTGTGCACGTTTAACTGCCTCTGCACTAGGAGGGTTTGGTTTATGCAATGATAAATCAATGCGAAATTCTGTACCGTCTTTAATAAACTCTTCATTCATTGCTTCATAATCAGAAATCTGTTGTGGCGTCAAACGCTGTTGGTTCTGCAGTTTCATTGAATTTACAAGTGGATAGGTCATAATTTAATCGACAAGCAATGCCTGTTTCCCCAGAGTAGCGATTCTTGAGAACTCTAACAACTGTATCAGAGTGTTTAGTTTCACTCTGTTGATCTCTTTCGAGTCCAATAACTGCATCGCTAAGTTGAGCGATTGCCGCACTTCCTCTAAGTTGTCCGAGTGTAACACGTGCACCTTCTTCATGGTTTTGATCGGATGATCCTCGTTTTAAATGTGATACTAAAAATAATGATATACCAGTGCGCTCAACAAGTGAACGTAAGCGGGTCATCGTTTGATCTATCATGCGCCGTTCATCCCCATCAAGACCACTCATTAGAATGGATAGGTGATCAAGGAATACGATCTTACAATCAAGACCTGAAGCTAAGTATTCTATCCTGTTGTAAATAATATCAGGATCAAAACTACCAAACCCATCAAAAAGATAAAGGTTCCATTGATTAATACTAGAGTCAAATGCTTTTGTAAGTTCATCATGGGTATGTTCCCCTAATGCTAGGTTATTACCTACAGCAGCAGACATCAAGCCTAAAGCTGTACGGCGGTTTGACTCTTCAAGTGCCAGGTATCCAACCCGTTCTCCGTTCGATAACAAGTGAGCAGCCAAGTCTCTACAGACGGACGACTTTCCTTGGCCCGATCCTGAAGTAATTGTGACAAGTTCTCCGCGCCGAATCCCGTGAAGCTTTGATTGAAGTCCTTGAAATGGATAGTCATAATCAGCTGGTGGTTGTGGTGTGGTAACTAATTCAAGTAAAGATCTAGCATCTACAATACCATCAGGTCTGAATTCCTTACGTTTAAAGAATGCATCATCGATAGCCTTGTAATCGCTAGCTTGTAAAGCGTCTGAGAGGTCTTTGTAAGCCTCTAGACGGGCGATGTAAACCTTACCAGGTGGTAGTACACTCGCAGCCTCTTCAGCAGCCTTCTGACCGGCTTCGTCTGAGTCGAACCAAAGTACGATTTCACTGTAACCTTGCAGGAATTCTAGGTTCTTTTGTATACTTTTCTTAGCTGATGCAGCACCACTAGGTAGTGATACTACTGGCCAAGTCGGGAATATTTCTGCATAAGACGCACAATCAAGCTCACCTTCTGTGATGATTATGCGCTTACCACTACTTCCCCATAAATGTTGACCGAAGAATGTACCAGGTGTTTCTCCTTCGTAAGTAAATTGTTTGTTCTTGGTTTTTATCTTAGCACCTTTTACAATGCCAGATGGATCATGATAGTAAAACCTTAGCTTATCTCCATCACGATATACTTTAAATCTTTCACAAGTGGATTGACTGATCTTGCGTTTCTGCAGCCGTTCGGCTGAGCCTTTGATCTGCACTGCGTTCTTGGTAGTGTGAATGTGGATTATGTTTTCTTGTTCATCTGTGTAAGTATGGCAGACAAAACAATAACTGTGATCAGTGTAGACCGCATTGCCATCTGATGATCCACAGTTATTACAAGGTCCATGTCTTATAAATTCAGAGGAACCAGTCGATTGGGATGTTGTGGAATGATGTCCAGGGTATGTTATGTTTGTCACACCATTTAGCGTATGTAGTCTTTGATCCTTTACTAATTTTATTGTAGGGTGCTTGAAAGACCATACGTAAATCAAGTTCAGGGTGTTGTTCTTTTACGTTCTTGATCTTACGTCGATCTTCAGCTTCCCAATATCCTTTACATTCTAAATATACGGAATTCGGTAATAGAAAATCAGGAGTGTAGATATGTTGGATGACATATGGAACCTTAGTAGATTCGTATTCATACTTAACACCCAACTCACACATAAGATCAGCAACTCGTTCTTCAAGTCCTGATCGGAAAGCCATTAGAAGTCGTCCTCATCCCCCTCAGGAATAATTAAGGTGCTAGTTACATTAGGCTCACTAGCCTTGAACCCTTCAGTCTTACCAAAGAGTGCTGCTACATCTTCTGTAGACATATCACCAGTATCTACACCTGCTGCTGTATTAAGAGACACCAGTTGTACACCAACCAATTTAAGGCTTGTGCCATACGTAACTCCATCACGGAGGATATACGGTTTCTGATAGAACGCAAGCTTAACACGACTACCAGCATACATAGGTGTATTATCATCGGCAATAACTGTGCCTTCAGTATCCACAACAGGTGGACGAGATTCTTCATTCCAAGAGAATTTTATTTTGTATTGTCCTTCAGTGACTTCTTCCCAAGGTTCAGGCTTAAGAGTAGAACGCTTAGGATTCTTTAGTTTAGACTCAGCCCACTTAAGGGACTCAACTCTATCATCTTCTAGTACATCAACCATTGATTGATCAACTAGAGCAGCAAGTGAATAGCCAAACTTGCTTGGTTTCAGTACAGCTTGATACCCTTCAAGGACAACAGACTGTTCGGTTTTGTGGATGTTACGTGGCATTAGCAGAAAAAATAAGTGGAATCAATTACGGAGCTAGGTTCTAGATCTCCAATAATCGGTGGGTCAGTCTCCGCGCCTATCTGGTCAGCGAAGTCTTGCAAGTAATTGTGTTCGGCAAAGAGGTGCATATATGTCTCTCGTACAACTGCACTGAGAGCAGACATGTCGGTAGCACGACACAATACAGAATCATGAATGAGAGCGATCGGTGCGAAGAAAGATAAGGCGCTGAAATGTAAAAGCGAGGCATCAAGTGAATGTATTAGATTGGGTGCAGTAGCATTGCGATGGTGTTGTTTGTCAACTTTGTCACCCTCTTCAGTGGCGACAGTAAGACTACAACGACCAAGTAATTGTAACTCAACCCTAATTGTTTTGGGTTTCATTAATCGTTGATTAACTACAAAACCAGAAGGTGTTACCCATCTTAGTTCTGTCTTACCATTGTCAATAGCGATACCTACTTGTTTCTCTATCCATTCCATAACAGCCATAGGACCAGGTACGACCTCATCCATAGCATTTCTAACAGCGATGACAGTTTTTGTCAAGTCATCTTTATCAATCTCAACACCTTTTTCTTTTAGTGCGTCCTTGATGTACCCACGATTAGAGAAGGGTTTTGCATTGTAAGGTACGGTCATCACTACCCTTTTGACCGTCTTTCTATCCATATAAGGTTGAATAGATTTAGGACAAAAAGGTGTAGCAGTTTTAGCTACGACAGCATAAGCATCTTGTGGTTTATCACTAGGAATAACATTAACTAATTGTGCAGTAGATTTATCTCTAGCTAAACCAGCTAAGATTTGTAGCCCACTACATGTAGCGTCCGTGGCTACAATTCCGCCTGTAGTAGTACGATCACCAATAAGTATGCAATGGTAATACTCATCACATGCAGCTAAAAATTGCCACGGTTCATCTGCTTCTTCCCATTCGTGAATGTATCTGATAGGATCACTAGCGACACAAGATATAAGATGAGTATTGTTATTAACCCAATCTACTCTATCATCTATTGTATCTTTATCTAAACCATAAGTAGTAGCTACTTGAAATGCTAACCATTTCTTAGCTTCACTATTTACTTTAGCTTCATTAGCAAACTTCAATAAACTTTTTCCAAAGTCTGTATCTTGTGGTGTTAAGTATGCTGGAATTGGATATGCTCTTCCACGGTAGTCCATGGACCATGGTAGAAAAAACTTATCTTTATCCTTAAACCTTGCTACAGCTTGCATAGTCATTCTAGTACGACAAGATTTCTTAAACTCTTGTGCTTGTAGATTATGGACTTCTGTAGCAGCTCTTTTATAAGCTTGTTTAGATTCTTTATTAGTATCAATATCTACCGGTTTAGGTGGTAGATCATGATGCATAATAGGGAGGAACTTACCGACTGCTCGTTCCATTCTATCTAGTTCTTCCGCTACACCCACAGTAAAGGGGTTTAGACGATAAGCCACCAATTGAATTCGATTAACAAAATCCAATGGTGTTTCTCCCTGTATAGATGTGGGATCGCCTCTTCTAACCAAGCTATGGCCTTTCATTACCTCATTTAAGTAGTAACCGCCGCAACTTTTGTTTGTCCAGTTCCTTGGAGGAATAAGCATAGGCCATGCCATTGGGCTGAATAACTCAGCATTCTTCATTATCTCGTCTTTAATCTCCAAAAATCGTGGAGTAGGATAATAATACTTGTCTTTCTGCGTCCTTGTTGTTGAATGTGGTGTTGTAAACCACCCGCTGCTTTGCATGATGCAGTCAAGTAGCCAACCTCCAAGTTTGACACGATTTGAGCTTCCCCATGTAGTCCATTGTTTAACTCCATAACGATTCATTAAAGTGCGAATGTCAGTTAGTTTTTGTTGAGTACCACTAGAGCTATGCCAATACCGTTCTTTTAATACATGTAAAAGACCAGGAGCATTCTTCTCATAGTGACGCATCTGGCATTCTTGCTCAACAGCAAGACCAATAGACTCACAAACTTTTGTAGTAACGTTTGATTTATCTTTGAAGCTAAATACTTTATCAAAAGTAACTTTGACTGCTAAAGCAGCAGCAGCAAGGGACTCAACATCAGCAAGATACTGTTGTATTTCTTTAAAAGATACACCTGTTTTACCTTCTTTTATTCTGTTGGTAGTGTCTTCAATACGTGCCACCACAAGAGGCAACAAGGTGTCAACAGAAGCAGCTCCATATACACTAGCAGACGCATAAGATTTTTGTTCTAAGTCGTATGTGTTTTTATGGAGTTTTTTTAGACCATGTGCAATAGCATCACGTTCTAATTGAATCTGTTCATCAAGTTCTTTCTCTGTTGGTACAAACAATAGGCTCCTCCGCTGCGTCCTTGGTAAACGTGTATGTGAAATCGTAACATTGAGCTAGCTCAGGGTAGTCCTCACTAAACTCATCGAATTGGTCAATCGTAATCAGGCTCATCGGTGTTTTTTGGTGGGTTAAATTGTAGTGCATCTTCAGTACAAACAATAAACTCTGTGCCTTTTAGCATCAGTTGTCGTACTTTTTTCTCTGCTGATTTGGGTCGTTGGTATGTATACTCTTTGATCTTGCCGTTAGGTTTTGTCTCTCTGATGATGCAAAACACTGAGCTAGGTAGTTGCCAGCCGTGGAGCTTCCAATCATTGAACTCTTCGTATGTTGGTGCATAAAGAAACTCATCACGAACTTCCTTCCACTCTCTCCAGTTGTTTGGATAGTAAGGCTTTTTACCACTCATAATCGTCTAAGATAATGTTCTTTACGTTACATGATCCACCGGACAATTCAGCAGCAGCCCATGCAGCATGCTCTAAATTGGGTGCAAGTAAGAACCGCACCTGATCATCTAATGTTGTGGTGTAACGCCAAGTCTTAGGACGTTCTGATTCTTTACGCATGGCAATCATAGGATATCGGTTGGTTTGATGTACTGTGCCTTGAGAGCTTCTGTACGCTCTTTAAGCTTCTTTAGTTGTCGTTGTACCCAAAGAGTTTGAAAGCCTGCTGTAGGCGCTTGTGGACGTGTCTCAGGTGTCATCAGATGGCATCTCGATAGAATGAATTGTATAGTCTAGTTTGTTGAGACGTTCTACTTCTTTGTCCATTACTTTTTCAGAACCGACAAACAATGAACGCTTCTCATTTAAGAAATTACAGTAGTAGTTAATCCTGATCATTTCTTACCGTAGTATCGTGACGTGATGCGATTGGATCGTTGATACACTGTAGCCGTGGCAAATAAGCCTAACATGCCGACAACAGCTAGGATGATTGTGGTTTCAGTTGGCATTAGTTAAGCGTTTGTGAAAGATTAGTTTTAACAATTTAGCAGCGAGAAGATGTTCAGAAATCATTACATC